TATTTGAGAAACGACAAATTTCAGTGGGACGTAAACGGCGGTTATATATGTGCAATTCCACTTTCTGAAGATACTCGCGGTATGCGTTGCGATGTTCTTATCCTTGATGAGGTTTTATTGTTATCTCCACAAATGATCAATGATGTTTTAGCACCGTTCCTTTCCTCTCCAAGGGATGCAGCTTTCAGAATTAAAGTGAGAAAGCTTGAAGATGAATTAATTAAAAATGGAACATTACATCCTAATAATAAAATGATTTTTGAGAATGCAGCGCAAATGATTTGTTTGTCATCTGCTTCTTATCAGTTTCAGCATTTATATAAAATGTATTCGGATTGGACAGACTTTGTTGAGCGCCCAGACTTATTAACGATGAATTCTAAAGAAGAAGAGCGGCCTACGTATTTTATATCTCAGATGGGATGGGAGGCCATACCCGCTACAATTCTGAATAGAGAATTTATTCAATCCCAAAGAGCAAGCATTTCAGAAGATTCGTTTCAAAGAGAATATGGCGCACAATTTCGTGATGGTGGTGATGGATATTTCTCAATGCGAAAAATGAATGAATGCACCATTCCTGACGGTGAACATCCGCACTCAAAAGTTATTGGCGACCCATTAAAAAAATACATACTTTCCATTGACCCTAATTATTCAAAAAGTGCGTCTTCTGACTTTTTTGCAATGTCTGTTATAGAAATTGATGAAGAAAAAGAAGAAGGCGTTTTGGTTCATGGATATCAAAGGGTTGGGGCCGATCTTCAAGATCATATAAAATATATTTTTTATATATTAACACATTTTAACGTGGTATTGATAATTGCTGATTCATCAAACATAGATACGATTATCGATGCTTGTAATGAAAGTGAGCTTTTTAAAGGAGCCAATAAAAAAATAACATATATTACAGAGTGGGATTCAACTAAAGATGGTCAGGATCAAGTTGACATGCTTGTCAAAGCAAAGAAACAATATAGTCCTGACATGGGCTGCATGTGCATCAGGCAAACACCATCAACAGAGTGGATTATGCGATCAAATTCTTATTTACAAGCATGTATTGATCATAAAAAAATATGGTTTGCCTCGCGCGCGAGCAACCACCCAGAATATATGTCTTATATGTTTAATTTAAGAATTCCATTAAAGTTAGTATTTCCTCATGGATCTGGAGTAATAGAGGGCGACTCTAAAGAGGACAATAGAAAATTATCAATAAGAGAGTTTATTGAAATTCAAGACGATATTGTACTATCAACAAAAGAGCAATGTGCAAATATCGAAGTAACCTCTACCTCCAGAGGCCACCAAAGCTTTGATCTCCCAAGATCGGCAAGAACTTCTACGGCCAATAATAAACCTAGAAAAGATAACTACAGCACGCTATTATTAGGCAATTGGGGTATAAAATGTTATTTTGAATTGATTAAAACTCAAGTGCAAATAAAAAGAGAGCAATTTATACCAACACTAATTTAATTTAATTTTTAAATAAAATGAATTTCAGAATACATTACTGTAATAAATAACTGCATATGATATCTAAAAAGGGTACAAGGTCTAAAAAGAATAAAAAGGAGATTTCGGAGCCACTAACAGCTAGCTTGGATGATTATGATAAGCTAATTGGGTCTTGCGATACAACTCCTGAAAGAGGCTCAAGGGCAAATTCGGCTGGTAGCATAACCAGAATTCAGAGATTTGCAAACCTTGAAGCTGGAGTCGCGCCATTTTTATATGAAAAAAATGGCGGCAGATATTCAACTAATATTTCTTTACAGGATACAATTCTTTTGTGTCAAAAAGCTTACTGGAATGTGCCTATTTTTAGAAATACAATTGATCTAATGACTGAATTTGCAATTTCTGATATTGTATTTTCAGGCGGAAATAAAGAGTCAAGAAATTTTTTCAATGCATGGGCTGAAAAAATTAATTTGTGGCAATTATCAGATATGTTTTTTCGTGAATATTTTCGTAGCGGAAATGTTTTTATTTATAAATTGTTTGGCGAATTTCCAAGAGAAAGTTTAAGAAAACTTCAGCAAATGAATATTGCTGAAGCGGCTTTAAAGATTCCTTTAAAATATATTATATTGAATCCATATGATATACAAGTATTAGCATCCTCCAGCTTTACTGCGCCAATATACAGAAAAAGATTAAACTCATTTGAGTTAGGGGCATTAATGCGCCCATCGAATGATGAAGACAAAAAAATAGCATCTACTATACCAGAACTTAAAAATATCAAAAATGGAAATCAATCTTTAGAAATTTCTCTAGACTCTGATCGTCTTGTTAGCGTTTTTTATAAAAAGCAAGATTATGAACCGCTCGCTGTTCCTATGGGATTTCCTGTTTTAGAAGATATTAATTGGAAGCTTGAGCTTAAAAAGGTTGATATGGCTGTTTCTAGAACTATACAGCAGGCAGTACTTCTTATAACTCAAGGCGATGAAGAGCTTGGGCCACCAAGCCAAAAAAGCCAAGAAGTGCTTCGTAAAATTTTTGAAAATGGTAGCGTCGGTAGAGTTCTTATTGCTGACTATACAACTAAAGCTCAATTTGTTATTCCACAAATTGGTGATATTCTTGATCCAAAAAAATATGAAATAGTTGATAAAGATATAAGACTTGGTCTTAATAATATTATATTTGGAGATGATAAATATGCAAATGCAAGTGCAAAAATGGACGCTTTCTTTAAAAGGCTTGAGTTTGCAAGGCAAGAATTCATGACAAAATTTTTAGTACCTCAAGTTCGTGATATCGCAAAAACAATGAACTTTAAATCTGTTCCGGTTCCAAAATGGAAAACTCATAATTTTAGAAATGATTCTGCTGTTCTTTCAAGAGTATATACAAGACTTCTCGAGCTTGGCGCAATATCTCCAAAAGATGCAATTTCGGCTATTAATACAAATGTGTTGCCTGAGCCTTATGAGCTTGCGGAATCTCAAAAAGAAATGATTTCTGAAAAAGAACAAGGATTTTACGAACCGCTTTTAAACCCAAAGCAAAATGTTGGTCAATCTGGTAGGCCAGCAGCAACACCAGCAAAGCAAACTACTCAAAAAATTACACCAGTTGGACAAAAGTCTGTTGCATCTTACAAGTTTAGTACAACTCTAATGACTTCAGTTATTAAAGAGAAAGAAGAATTAGAAAATTTAGTTTCAGATGCGTTAAAGAAAAAATATAAAATAAAAAGATTGAATAGCGCTCAAAAGCTTATTGCTTCAGATATAACAAATATTATTATATCTTCAGAGGAGAAGCCAAAATGGAAAGTAAAAATTAATGAATATATTAATAATCCAGTATCTGATATAATAAATAATAATATTACTAAAGATATTTTTGATATAGCTGCCTATCACGAAATTGGACAGAATGAGGCTGCCATTCTTTACCATTCTAAAAAATAATGAGAACTTTAATTCGAGCCTCACAACTTCATCCAGATATTTCTGGTTTGGTGATAAACTATACTAGCGGTATATATCCTGCATTTAGCAATATATCTGGCGTGTCCGGAATTAGCGCTATTATCAGTGGTTCTTATTTGTTTATTGCTCCGGACGGAAATGAAAATGTATCGGAAATTAACAATTTAACCGGCAGTCTATTTTTGACTGGCGAGAGTGGCGTTTATGTAAAACTAAATGGGCAAAATATTACAGTTGGTTATTCGGGTGGTGGTGGTGCTGGTACTGTAAAAAATATATCTGGATACGGCAATATCGATGTATGGCCAGCTAATGATTCTACTTTTATAATAAGTGGAATTTCAATAACTGGAACTAATGGCATAGAAACTTCTTATAATCCATATAAGACTTTATTGACAGTTAAAGGTGCTGGTATTGGAACGTTAAATAGCATTACTGGAAATATTAATTTAATAGGAAATAATGGCGCGAATATAACAACTAGCGGTCAGTTTATATATATAAATACTGCACAGGCAGCCTCATCTGGAGTCAATTCTATAAATACATTAAGAAATGGTGGAGTTTCTTTAATTGCTGGAACAGATATTGATATTAATACGGTTACTGGATCTAAAACAATTATAGTTTCTTATTCCGGAAATGGCTGGGGAAATAGTAATGTAAATTTGGGTACAAACTCTGATACAAATTATATAGGTAATGATAATATTTTTCAAGATACAACAGAGTCTTTTATTTTAGGAAACTCAAACCATATTGATAGCGGATCTGCTGTTTATATTTTAGGCTCGCAAAGTTCCAGATATAATTTAGCTGCTCATTCTACATTTATAAATACTACTGGTAGTTATCTTGGCTCATTAACAGGATCGACAGTAATAAATGGGATTATAAATAACTCTGTTCTTAAGCACCCTTATTCTTTTTCTGTTGGTGGTTCTGTTGATAATACATTCACTAACAATTTTTCAATGAAAGCTTTTCTTTCTGGAAAGCAAGTAATGAAACCATTTGTCGTGCCAAAGACAAAATATTCTGGTATTTATATGTCAACAGGATCTATATTATTTGGAGAAATTAATTATGTTGCCGTAAGATATGATGTCACGAATTTTGAAGCAAGTTTTGATGCTAAAGATTTTGGAATATATGGAAAGAAAAATTTTATGGCTCAAAGAGCTACAAATTTACAAGTTCAAGTTAGAGATGAGTCAGATTTGTTTGGCGGAATAGATAAGTATGGAATATTTTTGAGCGGAGGTAATGATGAAAACTTGTATTTATGGGCTAGTGGGTATTCCGGTAATGATCCTGGCGATGGTCTCGATGGCGTTCATGATGTTATCTTTATAGCAAATTTGAATTTTGTTAATTTTGGCATATCTCCATATTTATAATTTTGATGAAAAAACTAATCAAAACATCTTATTCTAATTTAAATATTGCCTCTTTATATATGAGCGGCAGTCATGTTAAATTAGATGATTGGAAAGAAACTTTATTAATTGATGGTAGGCCACTTGCTGTTCCTGGAGCAAATCCATTTATTGTTCTACCCTCAGAGATTGGACTTCAACCGCCAAGTTATTTTGCATCTTTTCCATATACAGGGCTTTCGCTATATGAAGAATACACGGCAACATCATATATAGTTACTGGATGGAGCGTATCTTTAGGAAAGAGTGGTTTGGGGCCTGCCCATGCCGACCCATTAAATCCAAGCCAGTTATTGTTCGGCCCACTTACTGGAGATTTTTACACAAGAAGCTTAACTGATCCAAATAGCAAAACTACAATAACTCCGTTTTGGATTAATTCTGGTCAATTTTTTAATTCTGGATTTATACCAGAAACTACAATAAGTGGCGATACTATTATTGGATGGAATGTATATTCGGGCCTGTCTGGGGCTGAAGACTTGATAGTTTCATTAAGGGGCAGATATAATGACATAAATGAAGCTAATGTTAGCGATGGTGTTATAATGAGCAGTGGTGATTCTGCGATATCTTTTTTCTTAGAATATGGATCTATAACAGGTGAAACAATTCTTGAATATTATACGCCAAATGAATTTATAGCAACAAGATGGGGGGTTTATTCGGCATCTACTGGGTCAAGCACTATAGGCAATGGCGATCCGTTAATAATACAAGAACCGTTAAGTGGAAGATTCTATTATCGTGATCCAAAATCTTCTAGCAGAACAACTATAACTAGCTTTACGATGCCAACTGGCACATTTGCCTCTTTCAGCTTAATAGGTCAAGATAAAAATATATTGCCAAGACAAATTGTTGGTATTGACATTTATAAAGGTTTAAATAATTTAACAAATTTACATATTGTTCTTGGCGGTAGAGCTATTGCTTCTGCGAATTATATAAAAAATGTAGTTACAAAAGATATTTTTGATATTTTTTCTGGACAAGTAACTGCAACATTAAATACTGGCATTCAAATCATATCAGGAAATGTAGATACTTTTTCTGGACAAATGACTGGTGATTTTTATGCCCTTTCTGGTTTTCTAACTGGACTTATTCAAGCTGGAAATTCTGGAGTTACAAGTATAAATGGCTCTTTTGGCGCAGTTTATTTTGATGGAGTAAGCGGTATTAAGGTTGCTGGTGGCTACCCTTCACAAAGCATTTCTATAGAATATACTAGTGGTAATTTTAATAATATTGATTTTTCTCCAAATCTTGACACCACAATTCCATATAAAGAAGGTAGGATTTATTATAGTGAAGATACAAAGACATTTAATGCCTTTTTAGATAAGCCAGACGTTACTTTAAATATTGGACAAGAGCAATATATTAGAGCGGTTAACAAGTCAAACGCCACGATAGATAATGGAATGGTTGTTTATATCTCGGGAACTCAAGGAAATAGGCCGAAAATTTGGCCAGCAATTGCAAGCAATGATTATCACACTTCTCATTTGATTGGAGTAGCAACTCATAATATTTTAAATAATGAAGAGGGATTAATTACAACATTTGGGGCCGTTGGCGGAATAAATACATCAAATTACGCTGCTGGTGATATATTATATTTATCCAATACGTCTGCTGGAAATTTAACAAAAGATCCTGTGGGCGGAAAAAGAATTAAAATTGCGTATGCTTTAAATTCTACTAATGATGGAAAAATACTTGTAATAAAGCCTGAAGAAGAAATTGACAATTATTTAACAATTAGAAATTTAACACTTTTAAGATATATTTAATGTAAGGATTATATAATATGCCAAAACAAACATCACTTTTTTTAACTAAAGAAATAATAAACGCTGGACAGACATTTACTGCTTTTGGAGAAAGTGGGGTTTATAAAACTATTTTTACAGCTGGAAATGATGATAGTTTAGTTAAATCAATAAACGTTATCGCTACAGTAACTGGTGCTGTTGCCCCAGCCACATTAACAATACCGATGCAGTTTGCTATTTCCGGCGCAAATAGAAATGAACCAACGTTAATACATCCATTTACAACAGTTAGCATTCCGCCAATGGCAGGCTCTGGAGCAACGCCACCGATAGATGTTCTCTCTGCAAGCGGATCTCCAGCATATCCAATAGACAGTGCTGGCAAAAGATATTATCCAGTTGAATCAGGAGCGCAGTTAGTTGCAAGATATATGAATAATTTAGGTCTTAATGGTCAGATTACAGTTACTGTTATTGCTGAAAATTATTAAACTATATGAGCAGTCTATTGGCAAGGCTAGGCGGCTCGTTAAATAATGGGCTATATAGTGGTCCTTCAGGTGGGGTTGGAAAGCCATTAATACAGGTTCCGTTTGGCAAATCTAAATCTAAATCTAAAGATCCATTTTTTGATAATGTTTCTATTTTATTAAAAATGAATGGTCTGAATAATAGTAATATTTTTACAGATGCTTCTTTAAATAATAATATTGTAACTGCAGTTTCAAATGCAAGAATATCTACAGCTTTTAATAGGGTAGATTTTGAGCAGTCATTGTTTTTGCCAGCAGATGGTTCTAGACTAAATTGGCAAAATAGTTCGCTTTTTGCTTTCGGAGTTGGAGATTTAACAGTTGAGTTTTGGGTTTATAGAACCACGTCCCCACAATTTGTAAGATTTATGGGTGGAGGATCTTGGGGTATAGAACTTGGAGCAACCGGATCAAACACAAAATGGGGCTCTCCAGCTGGAGAGCGAATATTGACTCCTGCCCCACCAGCCAATCAATGGGTTCATGTTGCTTTTTCTAGAGCGGCTGGTATAATTCGTGTTTTTTACAATGGAGTTTTGCAGGCAAGCAATACAGACTCTGGAGATATAAATTCAACCACAGGAACGATTTATTTAGGCGCAGACAATAGCGGGACATTTCCATTTGGTGGATATGTGGATGAATTGAGAATAACAAAAGGTATTGCGCGTTATATCTCAAACTTTCAAATGCCAACTGAGCCATTTTAGTGTAATAAATAAATAATATTATGAGCGATTTCTTAAACACAATACATCTTTTAACAGGACAGCAGGCTCCATTTACTGGTCAATGGGCAGAAATTGGTCGTAGTCGTGAAAATCTATTTAGCGCATTTGGAACTACATCTGGCACAGTCAAATTACAGTATAGAAGTCCATTTTTTATAGATCAGGGCATTCCATTCTATGATATCGAATTAAGTGGATCTGGGTATGCAACGCCTGTTTTTTCAACCTCTCCAATGGGAGAGGTTAGAGCAATATCAAGTGGTAATGGCGCTTATTGGTGCGCAATCACTCAACAAAATTAATATGGCTAAAAGAAGTAAAAAATTAGAAGAATGTCCATTCCATGTTCGTTTTGATAGTATTCAAATCAAAGCGGTTTCAATGGACAAAGAAGATCTTCAATATATAGCTAAGGCAAGCGCCGATAAGCTTAAAAATTTACTTCCAAAAGATTTTGATTTTGAATCAAGCTATGATATTTTAGGTGTTGCTTTTAATGCTTACACTCCAAATCTTGGCAACAAAAACGGCCATATGATTTCTGGAGAAAAGGGTATTGCTATTGCAAAAAGCTTTAAAGGAAAATACATTAATATTGAACATGAAAGAAAAAATGTAGTTGGTTGTATTACTGACTATGGTTTTTCTTCATTTCCAGATGATCAGCCTATAGCAGAAGCCACCGCGAGAGAATTAGCTTCAGAAGGAAAAGTATTCAACGTTGTTCTTTCTGGTATTATATGGAGAGCAGTAAATCCTGATTTTGCTGATGCCGTATCAGAGTCTGGAGATGCCGCTTCGGATAAGTTTGGTTCTATTTCTGCTTCATGGGAGGTTGCTTTTAAAGAGTTCAATATTGCCAAGGGGTCAAAATACCTAAAGGAATGCGAAATTGTTGATGAAGAATCAGCTATTGGTGAATTAAAGGGACGCCTTAAAACTTTTGGCGGTAATGGTGCCGATGAAGAAGGTAATCCAGTATATTTAAATTTAAAAGGCGAAACTATTTTAAGCCTTGGTATTGGATTAACTGAAACTCCAGCAGCTGAAGTTAAGGGTATTATTACCACAGACAATTCAAATGAAGAGTCTGTAGACCTTAAACTTGTAAAGGTTGGATCTGAAGAAGAAGAAAAAAAATGTGATAAAATTCATTTAGAAAATGTAATAAAAGAGGAAGCATCAATTAATTTAATTATGAAAATAACAGACATCAAAGATATCAATGAAAATTCTATGAAAGAACTTTCAGCATCAGCAGTAACTGATTTTATTGCTGAAAAAATCGCAGAAAATTCAGAATCATGGAAAAAACAAGTCGATGAAAAAGAAGCACTTGCAACAAATCTCAATGATCAAATTGCCCAATTGCAAGCACAATTAGATGAGCTAAAAAAATCAAAAGAAGATTCAGAGGTAGCTCTTAATGAACTTAAAAATCAAATCGCCGCTAAAGAAGCTGAAGAAGTATTTCAAGCTCGTATGGCAACTATCGATTCAGAATATGATCTTACAGATGAAGATCGTGAAATTATTGCTGAAGATCTAAAAGTTGTTGCTAGCGAAGAAGATTTCCAAAAATGGTTCAAGAAATTTTCAACATTGGCATCTGCTAAAAATAAAGCTGCTAAAAAAGCTATGGCTGAAAAAATGAAAGAAGAAGAAAAAATGAAAATGGCCAAAGCTAGCGAAGAAGAAGTTGCTGCACCAGCAGTAGAAGAAATTGTTGTAACCGAAGAGGTAAAAGAAGAAGCTAAAGTAGAAGAAGTTGTTACTGAAGCTGTTTCTGAAGCCTCTGTAAAAAATGATGTGGCCAACGCTGCTGGCGCAGTAGAATCTTTAAAAGATCGCATGGCTTCTGCATTTGGCGGAGACAACGTAAAAATTAAATTAAATAGATAAAAATTATTTAGGAAAAAAATAAAAATTAACTGTAATATATACTAAGAAAAAATAAAACACTATGAATATCAAACCTCTACGTGCAGTCAATCAATATGACATTGTTCCGTTCTTCTCATATGACGGAGCAACTGCCAACAAGGGTACATTTGTTACCGCTGTTGGTCAAGGTCTAAATCTCAAAGACGAGCTAACGCTTGAAAATCTATCTTCTGTTGAAGGTACGCTTTCAGCAACATTCAATGTTCCTTGGCTCGTAACAGCAGCCCCATCTGGCGCAGCAAAAGCAAGCGTTCTCGGAATGATGCTTAAAGATGTTCGCACAGTTGATGAAAACGGCTACCCACTAATTTATGATCCACGTAAAGCAGCCGAAATGGATGTAACAGTAAGCGGACAAGCCGCTCCAGTTGCAACAAAAGGCTTTGTTCTTTATAGCGGTATTGTCGGAACACCAGCCTTTGGTTCTGGTGCAGCAATCGCAGACGCTGGTGACGGCTCACTTAAGGTTGTCGCTGCAACTGACGCAAAATCAATCGGACGTTTCCTAGGTCCTAAGAATGATCAAGGATATGCTCCATTGGAGTTCAATCTTAACTAATTTAAAAGGAGAATAAATAAAATATAAAAATATGAAAATCGAATTCAAAAATACACCAGAGCAAGTAGCCTTAATCAAGGCTATGGCTTCTAACAATAAAGTCGAAGCCGCTGAGGCACAAGAAGCTTTTGCAGCTTTCTTAAGTCCAGTTGTTCAAGAAGTTTTGATGCACGCTGGATCAGCTGCTCAAATTTATCGTGACGAAGCATACAATGAGGATGATTCTCCTTCGTTCCCAATCGACACTCTTTTTGGTCAAGGATATGGCGACATTTCCATCTGGTCACAAACTGTCGGTGGCGGTCTCCCAACAAACGAAGTTGCAGGAGCAAGCGAAATCAAACTTCGCACATACGATCTCGATAGCGCAATCAGCTTCGATAAGCGTTATGCTCGCAGAGCACGCTTAAACGTTGTAGCTCGCTACATCGAATTCGCAGCTAACCAACTCTTAGTAAAACAAGAGCGTAATGCATGGGCTGTTATCATGAAAGTTCTTGCTGACGCATCTTCAAATGGAAAAAATCACGTTTTCCGCTCAGCAACAGCCGGAACATTCATCCCTGACGATCTAAGCGCAGTATGGACACTAGTAAGCCGTTTCAATGCTGATTATCTCGGCGGAACATCAACAGCATCAGCTGCTGGACTTACAGATCTTTATGTCAGCCCAGAAATCAAAGCTCAAATTCGTGCGTTTGCTTACAACCCAGTAAACACACGCAGCGGAGCCGGAACAAGCGCTGGTAACGTTGCTCTTCCTGATGAAGTTCGTAGCCAAATCTATCGTAGCGCTGGAACATCCGAAATCTTCGGCGTAACAATTCACGAATTGCTAGAACTTGGCGAAAGCAAGAGATACAATGAACTCTTTGACTTCTTCGCTGGAAGCAAATCCTTCACAAAAGCTGACGGAACAAGCGGAGCCGCATTCAACAACTCAACAGATGAACTTCTAGTTGGTTTCGATATGGCCCGTGGATCTTTCCTACGCCCAGTTGAAACATATGACGACAATGGTGGTCAAGTTCAAACATTCGTAGACGACCAATTCCAAGCTCGCGCAAACAAAATGGGCTGGTACATGAAACTACGCGAAGGTCGCGTATGTCTCGACAGCCGCGCAGTAGTTGGCTTGATTGTCTAATCAAAGTTCAAAAAGCTAATCAAAGATTAAGCCCTGAGAAATCAGGGCTTTTTCTTTTTTATATTAAATATTAATTTAGAATTATACCCAAACTCTTATTATAATAAATTAAATAAATAATATTATGCCAAGAAAAAAACGCACATCTAAAGAAGTATTAAATCAAAATATTGAAATTGATGGTAAAATTGCCGCAAATAAACCAACAGCATTAGAGCAAATTTGGGGCTCTGATGGATTATCTAAATATGGAACGATGGATATCGAAGTTTATACAGCGAAATTAAATGATATGCTTCCTGTAGACCTTCAAAACCATGCCAGAGACGTTGGGTTGCGACCAGATGCAGAGCCACATCTTTTAAGAGAAAGATTAATAAATGAATTCCAAAGGCACGTTGCTTCTTTTAAATCTGGGCATGTGAACGTATCGTCTTCGCCATCTTCTTTGCCAAAAAGCGTTCATAAAATACTCAGAGAAGGCGCATAATTTTCTAGATTAATTAAAGCACGATTGCGTGTAATTAATAGCATGCAATACCCTAAATGGTTTAATGATTTTGTAAATAATGTTTCTTCTGACTTGGGCGATAGAGACGATTATTCATACACTTATTTGGTTGGCTGGTTTTTAGATCCGGCAAATTTAGGTTATTTGAATAACCAAATAGATGGCTGTTTTCAAGTAACCCCATATTACTCAAATTTAAATAAAGTTACGGGGATAGGAATAGAGCCACCATTAGGCAATCAAGAACAAGCAATTTACAAGGCTAATTTTGATACGTTTTTTTATAATAGAGAGGCTAAAATGGCATTGTCTGGAGCTTACAATATTGGCGCGTGGACAACTTTAAAAGAAGGCGATTCAACTATTACAAGAGTTAATAGATCTGAACTCGCTAGAACTTATCAAGGATTCCGCAAAGATGCTCAAGATAGCGCTAATAATTTAGTAAAACAATACCTTAAGTCCAAATCAAAACCACAATCAGTTGACGGCACAGATGTTATTGATGGTGGTTATTGGGCCGAAGCTAATCGTAGTACATATTATCCAAGAAGTGAACCAGGTTTATAATTATGCCATCTTTTTTATCAGAAGCAGAGAAAGCAGAGATGTCTCAGCAGTTTTTTAATTTGCACGATACGTTTGGTAGAAATGTTTATGTATTTAGAGAATCTAAAAAAGTAAATATGTTCACAAATGAAAATTACATATCTGTTTATAGAAACGCCAATCAAGGTGAAAATTTTACCTTCTCTTACGAAACAGTTTCTGGCATGTTTCCAATGCGAGTAAAGTGGCTAAAGCCCAATGAAGAAAAAGATATTCCAATTGAAATTGATATTCCAGATCAAATTTGCAGATTAAAAATGAAAAAAGATGCATTTGATTTTTTAAGTGGATATAAAACATTATATATAGACGGCATATCTTGTGAATTAGTTGGTGGATATCGACCGCATGGGCTTTTTGATATTGATTTTTATACAGTTTACGCAAAAAGAAGGGATATGGAATAATGAGAAGGGCAAGATTAAATTTTAAAGAATTTCAAGAATATATAGCAAGAGATAAAGGCGTAAAAGCTAAAATGCTCGATATTATCAAGCCCAAGGTTGAAGAAAGCAAGCAAATCTTAATTGCTGAGTTTTCATCCCACCCAGTCTCTACAGAAATTGCAAGCGGCCCAAATTCTTCAAACTCATCTGGAACGCTTGGTGGCTACGGAAACTTGTTTTCTTTTATAGGATTTTCTTCAGGAGATAATCCTGTTGATAGATGGGTAAATTTTATAAAAAAAGCAATTATGCTTCAAGACAGGATTGATGTTTCTATTAGTGGTGGAGATGAAATCGTATTTAAATTTAAGATTAATTCTATTTCTAATGAAGACCTACTATCTGCCGGAAGTATGCCTTGGGAAGGCGGAAGATCTTGGATTGAAGCGGTAGAGAGGGGTATTTCTGGGTTTTCTTTTTATATTTCTAAAGCTAGCACTGGTAGGTCTGGTGGGGGTATTCAAAGTAAAAACAAAAAGAAGAGCGGTGGGTCTTTCAGAAATGTTCCATACTGGTCTCGTATGTGGAATAATTTTAATAAAAATATAAGTCAATAATATATGGTTCCTCAAATTATAAATAGAATAGCTCCAAGCTTTATTTACTTTTTAGATCACAAAATGCTCAAAAATGGGCAAGCTTTTGTAAATGTAGATAGCGGACACTTGTCTTTCAAAGAAGATCCAAGCTTTCCAAATAAAACAATTTTTGCCAGCCAATATAGGCAATTTGTTTCTGATTATAGCATTCAAGGAGCGAACATTCCATCAGGGGTGTATATTAATAATAATTTTATTGGAAAAAATGTCAGCGGCTTAAAAATAGACTATGAAATGGGTCGCATTATGTTTGATGACAATGTTTCTAAAAATATTAACAATATAAAGTGCTCTTATGCATTTAAAGAGTATAATATTTATTATAATGAATCTCAAGACGAAGAAATTATTTTTGATGCTAAATATCAGGTAAAACCTAGTAATATAAATGGGCAAAACCCAAGCCTTGAATACTCTCAAATAGTTTATCCTGCAATATTTGTAAAAAGCCAATACAATGAGCATGTACCGTTCGCTTTTGGCGGCGAGAAGGAGCTTCAAATGGATTTGAGGGCTATTTATTTGGCAGATTCGCAATATTTATTAGATGCAGGAATGTCTATAGCCTCTGAATTAGTGCATAAATATTTTCCGGTACTATATCCAAAAGATATGCCATTTAATGTTTTTGGTGATTATAAGTCTTATAATTTTAATTATTTAAATTTATGTTCTGCCTATAGCCAGACCGGATCTTTAATGGCAATGATAAATTCAGTAAAAATATCAAAATTCTCAAGCAAAACCAATAATATTGTTGGAAATGGTATATATGGTGGCTTTGCAGATTTTTCTATAAAATATATGGCAGGCGTAACTTCTTAAAAAAAATAAGAAAACTTTTTATTATAAATGTAATATATTGTAAGGAATTTTAAAAATAACCAAATAAAACTATGAGCAGAAACCGTATTATATACCAATCCCTAGGCGTATTTGCTAGCCAAGTTGCTGCGAGCGCAAACCAAACAGGAGTAGGGTCAGTTAAACAACTAACCCGTGTTCAATCTTTCGAGTCATCATTTGAAAGAAATCTAGAAGACATTAACCAATTTGGTAACTTAGCTGCAATTGATCGCTTGGACACAGAGGCGCCAACAGTCAGCGCAACTTTGGAATACTATCTAACAGATGGTGGAAATGAAAACCTTTTGGGTCTTTCAGTTACAAAAGGAGCCCAAGCGGGAGTTTCATGTATTTCAGGAATTCTTAAAAAAGAAACTGATGAAAAGAATATTTACTTGATGGTAGCTAATGAAGGTAGTGATGCATCTAACTATGCAGGAACAACCGGAGTTGTTGGGCTTGGTAATGCATTTATTACATCATACACATTAGATGTTGCTGTTGGAGAAATTCCATCAGCAACAGTTGAATTAGAGGCATTAAATGCAAGAATGTATGCCAATGCAACATCTACAGGAAATGCTGTTCCATCTGTAAATCCAGAAAATGGATTGCCTGTTGCAAATACATTTTTTGCACTACCACAGCACCAAACAAATGCTTATGGAACACAGCCAACCGCATTGCTACCAGGGGATGCAACTCTTGATGTAACAGGAATTGTTGGATGGGCCGGAAGTGATCTTAAAGTTCAAAGCGCTTCAATGAGTGTTGCTCTTGACAGAACGCCTCTTAATAAATTAGGAAGCCGCTTCTCGTTTGCTCGTGAAATCGACTTTCCAGCAACAGCCACTCTAGACGTTGAAGCCGAAGTTGGAGATTTGGCAAATGGAGATTTCTCCGATCTTCTTTGCCAAACTGGAACATACGACTTAACACTTAAACTCAAAAAGCTTGCATGTGGTGGAAGTGGAGACTTCGCAATGATTGCCACCCTTAAAGGCGCAAAATTGGTAAGTCAAGATATTACAACATCAATTGGTGACAACGCAACGATGTCAGCTTCATTTGAAGTACCAATTGGCGGACCAGAAGATAATAATCGCGGTATTTTTCTTTCAGGAACCTATCTCTAATCTTCGAATTGGATTATTCAAAAAAGAGGCCATTTTTATGGCCTCTTTTTTTTTATTGCGTGTAATACCTTATAAGGAAAAAGGTTAGTAAAGGTTAATGAATTTTAATATTCAAAATTTTATTAAAGGTTTTATAAAAAGATCTGTTACTAGATTATTTTTGTCTTTTATTTATATTCTTGAAGATCTTGTATCTGAAGGTAAAATATCAGACGATGAGTTTCAAAGAATAAGAAAAAGAATTCTAGACAAGGGCAATAATTGCATAAGGGATATAAATATAGAGCTAGAAAATTTTGATTTTTTATTTAAAAACAAAGATAATTAAATATAATAACAAATATGAGCGAGCAAAGCGAAAATAATAATGGCGAGATTTTAGAACAAAACAAAGCAGCTTCAGATGCTGAGAAAGGCCCAGAGCAGGCTGAAGTCGTAACTGAAGATTCTAAAAATAAAAACGATGTTGAGTTTGATAATAAAAAATGGCTATATGCATTTTATGGGAAAATTAATGGAGAGAATAAAAAGTTTTTCATATTAAAACCAGGGCGTAGGTTAAGACAAGGCGGAGAGCTTGAATACGCAAAGCAGTTGGCGAAATTTGTTAAAGCGGGCTTATTGCCAAAGGCCGCTTGGGGAACTATATTGGATAATGCTGGGGGTACAATCTCGGAAACGGAAGCGGAATCTTATACTTCTGCAAAAAATAGGTTTTTTGAGTTAAGCTTGCGGCTGGGCTCATTACAACAGCAAGAAAAAAGCGAAGAAAATACAAGCGAAATCGAGCAGATAATGTTTGAAATTGAATCTGTTAAAAATCAAATTCAGGCATTTGAACTTGAACAAATCTATATTTTTGAAAATACGGCAGAAGCAAAAGCTAGAAATTCTACAATCGAATGGTGGTTATGCAACCTTTCGTACGATGAAAATCAAGAGCCATTTTTTAAAGGGCAAGGTGTTGAAGAAAAGCTTGATTGGTATGATTCGTTAGATTCAAAAAACGATAGTGATGCTGATCTGCTAAAAATTGGCCAAAGATTTAGTTATTTAATAACGCTTTGGTTCTTGAATAGAATTGGGACACCAGATCAGTTTAAAGATGCAGATATCGCTAATGTTAAAAAATAAGCGATCGCTTAATGGCAAATGATGTCAAAGAGTATATTATAGAAAATATCTTAGAGCATATCTTCTCTGGATATTCTGAATATTCGTTGGAAAACGAATTTGGAAAGCAAGTTTCAGTTTTTATAAAGCATCCATCTCAATCAGATGCTATCAAAATTTATAATCAATATAATCATTATTTTAATAAATATAAAAACGAAGGCTTAATGTCTCAAGAAGAGCAACTGGCCTTTATTTGCGATAATGGATGGTGGTCGAAAGATAAAGAGAGCGAAATTTTATATGCCTCTGATTCTATAAAAAGATTAGAACAAACAAAAAGAAAAATAATTTATGAATCTGACAGGAAAAGGATTGCCGATCAAATATCTGATTTAAAAAATAAACTCTTATTACTTGAAAGACAAAAATCAGAATATATTTCATCTACAGCGGAAGATTTAGCATCGCAAGAATCTTCTAGTTTCTTTGTGGAGAATTTTATTTTTATAGATAAAGATTTTAAAGAAAAGATAAATATATCTGATAATGACAATATTTTCAATAGCTGTTTGTTAATATATTATACATATTTAAATGATTTTTCTGCCTTGAATGTTAAAAAAGCAGCCCTTTCTTTAAATTTTCAAAATATGCTATACACATCTTCTGGGTCGTGTATGGATGTTTTTGGTGTTCCCGTAATTAAACTGACAAAATATCAAACAGATTTGCTAATGTGGGGAAATTATTATCAAAAACTTGTTAAAAATTGCACAAAGGAAGTTCCTGAAGAATTGTACAAAGATCCAGATAAGTTTATAGAATGGTATGAGTCGGTTAACAATATTGAAATAAATAAAAAAAATACCAAAAAAAGGAGAGATAAAAAAAGTAAATACGGCTCAGAATCCAAATTTTTATTTGGCGAAAGAGAAGAGGTTAAAAAAATAGGTGGGGAAATATCTGGCGATAAAATATTAAAAGAAGCAGAGAAGTCTGGCGGTTTTGGTATATACGATTTAATGGAAAAATAGGCATCTATATCCGCGATTTTAAGTTTTAAAATTGTAATTTATATAAAGGTAAAAGGATATGGCTAGACCATCAATTCCAGTAGATGTAATAGGTAATACAGCGCAGCTTAGAAGGCAAATAGAAGAGCTTTCTAAAACGCCTGTAGTTTTAAATATTCAAGGCGCTGGCGGCAGAGGCGCCAGAGGTTTAGAGAGACAATCTTCAGCTATATCTGATATAGGCACTGGGTTAGCTGCTGGTGGAGCAGCCGCCAGATCTTTCAATCAGCCCCTTGGAAAAATAAATGGAAATGTATCTGAAATTGATAAATCTTTAGGTGCTGCCAATGCTCGCGTTATTGCTTTCGGAGCGGCTGCTGGTGGTATTTTCGCACTTCAAAATGCTGTGGGTCAATTATTTACTTCATTTGTAAATACAGAAAAAAAACTTGCAGAAATAAATACAGTTTTTAATCTTGATCAGGGAGGACTTAAATCTTTTGGAAAGCAAATATTTAAAACCGCAGGGCAAACTGGGCAGTCGTTTGATACGGCAAGCGAAGCAGCGTTAGAATTTTCTAGACAAGGTCTTGGTGTTGAAGAGACAACAAAAAGAACAAGAGACGCACTTGTGTTGTCAAGGCTTAGTGGTCTTGATGCCGCTTCAAGCGTTAATGCGCTAACCGCTTCTGTAAACTCATACAGAAAAGAGGGAATTACAACCGGGCAAGTTGTTAATAAATTAGCAAATGTTGATGCTGGCTTTGCGGTAAGTTCTGCTGATTTGGCTGAAGCATTAAGTCGTGTTGGCTCTAGCGCCCAAGACGCTGGGGTGTCATTTGATGAATTAATTGCTCTTGTAACATCTGCACAACAAACAACTGCCCGTGGCGGTGCTGTAATTGGTAACTCATTAAAAACAATATTTACAAGATTAAATAGAGAGAAAACAACAGAACTCTTTGAAGGCTTGGGTATTTCTACATTAGACGAACAGGGAAATGAAAAAAATCAAATTGGCCTATTGAAAGATCTTGCTGGTGTTTATGGCACGCTTGGAACACAGCAAAAAAACTATGTAGCTGAGCAGGTTGGTGGGGTGTTTCAATTAAACATATTAAAAGCTGCCTTATCTGACTTGGGTAGACAGTATTCTGTATATGATAGGGCATTACAAACATCTCTTGGGTCAACAAATCAGGCAGACAAAAGAAATGAACAATTAAATCAAACGTTGTCAGGTCTAGGCACTCAAACGCTTGCAAATGTTCAAAGCGCTGCTTCCACTATTGGCGGCGAACTGTTTGCTCCTGCAGCAAAAAATGTTTTAAATATCGGCAATTTTCTTGCTCAAGGAGTTAATGAATCTGAGAGTTCAAGTGTTGGTACGAAACTAGGTCAAGGTATAATTAGTGGACTAGGTTCTTTTTTAGGTGGACCAGGGTTGGCATTGATTGGTGCTGTTTTAGCAAAACTTTTTGGTGATTTTTCAAAATATGGAGCAAGTGCTGGCAAGAGCTTGTTGGGGCTAGATCAAGCAGCAAAAAATCAAGCAACAATCCAACAAAGCGTTGCTGGTTATTTACAAAAAAATGCAAGTCTTTATAGTGCAATAGCTAGCGGACAAACTTCAGTAACTTCGGCCGCAAAACAATATTTACAAGTTATAAATCAGCAGAGCGCAGCACTGCAAGCTCAAGCAGCTATAGCTAAACAAGTAGCAGCAGCTGTTACGGCAAATGTTGGTAGATCTGCAACAACCCCAGTAGTTGTGCCATCAACTGCGTCAGGAAAAAAAACAAGATTTTCTGGATTTATACCAAATTTTGGAACAAGAGATTATTATCAAGAAGTTGAAAATGCAGGCGCATCAAATCATAAGAATGGTTATAGGGCCGGTATATTGAAAGGAGTAACTGTTCATGACGGCATGGGTAATAAAGAGCGCGCTTGGATGACATCTAGAGAATCAAAAAAAACATTTACAAATGCTTCTGGTTTTAAAGCTACGCAAATAACGCCACCTAATGGTTTTAGTTCAGATACTATGATGGCAAGCTCTGGGTTTGTTCCAAATTTTGGAGCATTTAGAGGGCCAGTAACCAAAGAAGAAATTGAAATCGCCAAAAAACAAATGGCAGAATCTGGTCGCGCCGGATACTTAAAAAGAGTGGGCGCTGAACTTACAGATCAACAAATAGCAAAAGAGTTGAGAAATAGCACTTTACCAATGGATCCTGTTGGTAGGGGTAAAGCTTTAAATGACAAAATACAATCTTTAACTGAAGGTGCGGCTACCCGATTCAATAAGCAAGTTGCAATTATAAATCAAAGACGGCAATCTATTGGATTAGCTCCATTAACAGAATCTAGAATTGCGCAGCTAGAAAGTGCCGGAGCAAAGCAGCCGACACAAAATGAGTGGAATGAGCTTTTTAAAAATCAATATAGAAAAATTAGTTCCGCGGAATATGACGCAGCTATAGCTAAAGATGCAAAATTAAGAGGTGAATCTGGTTTTAGAAAGGGCGGTTATATAGCTAGACCAGATACTCCTGAAAATCAAGTAATTAATCTTGGTGATTTATCATCTAAACCAGGAGGGATTTCTTTAGTTCACTCAATGGAAAGGGGGCCACAAGCAATCACGGCGCAAACCCCAATAGACACAAAGAAGGGCGGGTCAGGAAAGGCTTATAGAGCTAGCGTATTAACTTCTGGCATAGATACATCAGTTATAAAGGGGGCTCTGCCAAACACAAAGCAAAGAATGGAGGAAGCTGTAACTCAACTTGCAAATGATTTTGGTCGATCTCTTGGCTTAAAAAATACATTAACAGTTGCAGATATTCCAAATGCTGGATCTGTAGCGAGCGCCGCTGGTGTTGCTTTTGAGCAGGCCCTAACAGGGTTTGTAAAAAGAAGCACAAGGAGAGCAGAAAATGCAAGGGTTGATTTTGCTGATCCTACTAATTTAAGAAAATTTTTCTATAATATACCAGGCATGTATGAAGCAAAACAAAATCCTGGTCCTAAAAACGTTCAAGATGTTATAAAAAAATATGTTGATACAAACAAAGAATTTCAGTCAGAGGCGGCAAGGGTAAAAAAACCAAATATTGCTCCTTTTCGTGCTGGAAAATGGACGCCTAGTCCAGAAGAGCAAAAAAAACTTGAAGCTCTAAAATCACAACCCAAAACAAATAATCCATATTTGCAAGCTTATTCTGGATTTATTCCGAATTTTGGCCCAAACATAGCCGCTATACAAAAGCTAATGACTCAAGGAGCAACGTCTGGTGAGAGACAGGCAGCTTTTGCTGCTATGCAAAGAATTCAATCAAATGCATTATCTAAGCTTGGAACTGGAGATAAATTAACAAAATTTAGAGAACTTTTGTATGGATCAAAATCTAATGCCGGTTTTAATCTTGATGCTATAAAAATAAAAGATTTAAAGTATAAGCCTCTCCTTGCTGGTGCAAAAGAACTGGGTTTAAGCATGAAAGATTTAGAATTGCTTGCTGGCAATCCAATTGCTATAAATCAGCTTAGAGGTTTAAGCGGTAAAACTAAATCTTCCTCATTTGCAAAAGGATTTTTACCATCTGGGTCTGGACAAAAATTAAATCCATTACTTGGAAGAAATAAATTTCAAGCAAATTGGATAAAAGAATTTGCTAAAAAAAATAATATTGATTTAAAAAATCCAGATGCAATGTTCAAAATTGCTTCTGCTTTTGCTAAAAAATATCCAAATGAACAGTCTATGTTTGGTTTTAATTCAGGCTTTATTCCCAATTTTGCTTCTGAATTTAAAACTGCACAAAAAAGAGCGGTAGGTGCTGAAAAATTATTTGGTAAGGGTGCTGTTATGGACGAATATAAAGGAATGAGCTACGTTCGTCAACCTGGCCAATCATCTAATTTTAAAACAATGATGAAGCAGGATCATCCTGAGGGCTTTAAAGCTGCTGTGCAAAATTCAGCTGTTTCTCA